GATCGTCTGGCCAAAGTCCGTGGAATGCAAGGTCGGATCCAGAATTTGCCTGATTGTCAATTGAAGGATGAGATTTCGAAAGAAATTACAGCCCTTCTTGAAGGAGATTCCCTGATTGCACGCCTCTCTGAGGCCGAACAACAGGTCATCCTTCTCAAGAGTGAGCTAGAATTAGCTTCGGCTAATCTCCCTTCTCTAGATGATCATGACTATTCTGTATCAGACCCTCGCGCCCCGGTCGACAAGATAGTATTTGTGAAAATACTATTCTGGTCGCTGTTCGTTGCGTGGATTTCCTTTAACCTAGGAAAAGCGGTTGGTGTCGGGTCCTGAATCTCCCCAGTTGGTCCTGGGCGGACCTCTGAAGATCGTTGAAACATCCTGAAAAGGAGTATCAACAGATGAGCAAGAGTTGCTCGATCAACAGGGATCTCGCCTCCAGAGGATTATCAACTGGAGTCCCCAGAACAATCGTGATGCCCATATTAGGATTGCTCCTAAAGTGGGTAGATTGTTCTGGCGAAGAGTGGACAGTGTCACGGTTTAAATCCGTGAAACTGGATATGATCCGCATAAGGGCAGGTTCTTCAACCTGCTCTACGTGGATAGCCAGAAAAGCTCGGAAAGCTAACCAGCTATCCGGACCATTTGGCACCTTGCAGAGTTGGATGGGGGCAACCCCAAAGAACTTTGCTAAGGGCATCCAGTTGCTCCAATGCTATACTCTTTTCTATGCTAAGGAGGTAACACCTTCTCAGAAAGAAAAGTTTATTAGCGGAGTCACTGCACCTCTTCCTGCGGGAGGCCTTAAGAGTGCCATGCGAAGTATCAACCGTGGTTGTTACCTAGCAGGACTCAGGCCTTTCTCAGGACCTCTCCCTCCGGCACGAAGTCTGTTGGACATGAATTCCTCAGATTCTAGACGGGCTCCCGTACTTACGGGATCCGTACCTGAACCTGAAGGGATTCTGGATTCCTCTTTGTATCTTCTTGATACAGTTGAGGGATGGAAGCATTACACAAAATACATGAGCTATTATGCCCCTGTATTAGTGGACGTGCTACCATACGACATCCTTAGGAAGGGCATGGCTGCCCCAACTAAGTCCCTCGGATCTCTGCATGTAGGTAGAGTGGGGTTAATCCAGGAACCTGGCTATAAGCTTCGTGCTGTAGCCAACCCTGGAAGGGTATTTCAGAGAGTATTGGAACCACTTGGTGATTCCTTATACTCTCTTCTGAAGCACCTCCCGTGGGATTGTACTTTCGAGCAATCGAAAGCTCTCCCACACCTGCAGAAAGCCTTGGCTTCCGGAAGGACAGTATCGTCGATAGATCTGTCGGGGGCAACGGATTGGTTCCCGTTGAGCCTTCAGATCCATGTCTTAGCATGGCTACTCAAAGATTCACCAGGATTGGTGGATCTCTTTGAGGAGATCTCACG